AATTGAAGCAATAGTTACTAATGAAAACTAAACAACAACTACAAGAAGAGATTGATTTACTTACTAGTCAATTAGAATCTCTAAAATTATCCAATGAAAGAGTAAGTAATATAATAACAGAGAATACGGTAACTAGTGCGTTACTATTCTCTATCGAATCTAGAGTTAAACAGCTACCTAAAGTAGGTAATTCCATACTATGGGTAATTACTAATCGCAAACTTATTGTAGAGATTTTAATATTTATACTAGATACTGTAGAGAAGTTTAAACAATTTAAGTTCCGACCATCTAAAGATGAAACTGAAACTTTCTCCTAATGAGGATTTTTTTACAGATCCAGAGAGAGCTTTATTATTTAAGGAAGAATCTCATATACCATCTAAGGTGATGTGGGCATTGATGCTATGTCATTATCCTACTTCTCAATTCTTTAACTTAGATTTAAAATCTAAAGAAGAGATTATTAAGATTGATTACTTGGATGATGAAGATTTTGATTTTAATAAGTATAAGACTGTTATTAATAAGATTAAATCTTTAATGACTCCAGCAGAAAGATTAATATCTACTTGGTATAATAAGTTGCTGGAACAGTCAGAGTATTTAGATTCTTTAAAATTCTCATCTGAGACTGTAGATACGATTACTAAGATTATGAAAGATTCTTACCCAATGATGAAACAATTCAAAGAGATAGAATCTTTATTCTTAAAAGAACAAGAGCAAAAAACACTAGGTAATATTGAAGAATCCCTAGTAGAAAAAGGAATTATTTAAACAACAATAATATGTCAAAAATAGTAACATTTAACCCTGAATCAAGGGAAAATTTAATTAAAGGTATTAATATTTTAGGAGATGCTGTAGGTGTAACACTAGGCCCTAAAGGAAGAAATGTAATAGTAGACACGTATGGTGTTCCATCTACTACTAAGGATGGAGTAACAGTAGCTAAATATATAACACTAATTGATCCTATTCAGAATATAGGAGCGCAAGTAATTAAACAGGCAGCATCTAAGACAGCGGATATAGCTGGTGATGGTACTACTACAGCTACTGTACTTGCTCAAGCACTGATTAATAATTCTCACGATCTTATTTCTAAAGGATATTCTCCTATTGATATTAAACGTAAGTTTGATGAATACTTAACTTTAACTTTAGATGAGATCTCTAAGTTATCTATTCCGCTAACTAGTGATAAACTAGAATCTATTGCTACTATATCAGCTAATAATGATCCGCAGTTAGGTAAGATTATATCTGATGCTTTCTTACAAGTAGGTAAAGATGGATCTATATCTGTTGAAGATTCTAGAACTGGCTTCACACATACTAAGATTATTGAGGGGTATAACTTTAATACTGGTTATCTATCCCCTTACTTCGTGAATAACGTTGAGAAATCTGAGGTAGTTCTAGAGAATCCGTATATTATGGTTACTGATAAAAAGATACGTGGTACAGATGAGATTATACCTGTTATGGAAGCAGCTCATAGAGAGAATCGTGCTCTAGCTGTTATATGTGATGAGATAGAAGCTCAAGCACTATCTGTTGTAATTGTGAATAAACTTAGGTTTAATTTACCTTTAGTAGTTATTAAAGCTCCTGCATATGGTGAAAGGAGATATGAGATGCTAAGAGATATCGCTACCGTAACGGGTGCTAAGTATATTTCTGATACTACTTCAGATCTACTTAATACTGTAACTACTTCTCAATTAGGATCTTGTTCTAAGATTATAGTTTCTAGAACTGAAACTACACTTATTGATCCTAAAGGAGATGATTCAGCTATCGCTAATAGAATAGTTGAGATCCAAGCTCTACTTGAGAATGAAACTCAATCTTATGTTATTGAGAAACTTAAAGAAAGATTAGCTAAGCTTATTTCTAAAGTTGCTGTTATCTACGTAGGTGCAGCTACTGAAACAGAAGGAAAAGAGATTAAGGATAGAATTGATGATGCTATCCGTGCTGTTAGATCCTCTGTTGTAAAAGGATATGTAGAAGGAGCTGGTCATACACTAGTAAAAGTTTCTAATGCGCTAGAAAATCTTATACGTGCATCTCGTGAATTAGATGGTATAGACAATGCATTTTTAGAATCTATTAAACATCCATCCAGATTAATCCGTGCTAATGCAGGTATTGAGGAAGAGGATCTAAATATTCCTATTAACTCATTAACTGGCGAACAATGTGATCTAATTTCTGAAGGAATTATTGATCCTACTCTGGTTGTAGAACAAGGTATTATTAATGCGGTATCTGTTGCAAACATGATTACTTTATCATCTGTAACTATCTACGATACTAAAGAAAAATATTCTCCTCCATCTCCAGATGATATTCCCCAATCATAAAGACTTTTTAATAGAGATTCCTAAACTTCATCCTTTATCGTTAGAGTATGTTAAGTTTTGGAGTAACCAGAAAAAGTTATCTACTGAAGGATTATGGGTAAATGGGCATTATATACCGTCATCATTGTATACTTATATTAACTATCTTAATATTAGAAAGAATGAAAAAGGATCTAAAGCTAAAGTATTTGGTAGACCTAATCTACGTGACTTAGAGTGGAAGATTCATCACTATTACAATGCTTGTAGAGGATTCTCTGGATTTGAATTAGATGATACCTATTCTTCGCACTATATTCTTTTAAATGATTTAGTAACTGATGATGTATTATTAGAGAGGTATCCTGAAACTATGGACTCTAATAATCAGCGTAAGAAATTTATGCATCCAATTACTAATCTTACTAGGTATTCAGAAGTACCATTAGGTAGAGCTATCTACACTAATGATATGTGGAATGGTCTTGTAATGGGATCTCGTGATACTGGTAAGTCTTACATAGCTGCTGGATTAATTGCTAAAGAGTTCTTATTTGATGGAGCTACTCAGTATATAAAAGGTAATCAGTTATCTCCAGTAGATCTTACTGTAGGTGCTGAAGATTCATCTAAATCCTCGCTGCTATTATCTAAGGTAAAGGATATGCTAGATCTATTACCGGGTGAAGTATTCTTCCAGAATAGATATTTTCCAGCTCCGTTTTATAAACAGTATCAAGGATCTTTCGTAGTAGGTAAAAGTATAATTGCTGAATACGAGAAAAAGCTTGATGGTGGTTGGAAAACATTTGGATCTAAGTCTGTTATCAAACATAGATCATTTAAAGATAATCCTTTTGCGGATCAAGGTGCACGTAACCTTATGATAGTACTTGAAGAGGTAGGTTTATTTAACTTACTAAAGCAGGTATATCATAATACTAAAGATAACTTAATGTCTGGTGATGAAAAAACTGGAATGTTATGGATGATGGGTACTGGTGGAGATATGGATGGCGGTACTCTAGATTCACAAGATATGTTTTATTCTCCTGAAGAATATAATATATTTTACTACGATGATATATTTGAACATTCTGGTAAGATAGCTTACTTTATTCCTGCGTATGAATCTTTGAATAATTATAAAGATTCTAACTATATTACTAAGGTTGAAGAAGCTAAAAACTATTTATTAAATCAGAGGGCAGTAATTGCTAAGAATCCTGAAACTCTATCTAAGCATATACAGTATAGACCTATAGTGCCCTCTGAAATGTTTTTATCTAAATCAGCTACTATATTTCCATCTGCTGAAATACAGAATAGATTAACAGAGATACAGAACTACAAATTACTTGAGTTATCTCAAAAGAAAGTAGACTTATTCTTTGATCCTAATTCTGATACAGGTGTATCTTACAAAATAAATAATTCAAGTATTGCAATTGATAAGTTTCCATGGAACTCTGATAATATTGAAGGTACTGTAGTGATATATGAATTTCCAAAATATATTAATAATGTTATACAGAAAGATTCTTACATAATTGGGTATGATGCTTTTAAAGCTAATGTCAATACTGGCGAATCCTTAGCTGCTATATATGTTATGAAAACTAATAAGTACTTTTCACAAATAGGTTACTCAGAGATTGTGGCATCTTATATTGGCAGACCTTACTACGGTATTGATGAAGTAAATGAAATACTTTACAAGTTATCACTGTTTTATGGTAATGCTAAAATATTCTTTGAGAATACAGCAGGTAATACTAAGGATTATTTTGAGAAAATTAAAAGATTAGATTTACTAGCGTTACAGCCAACTTATGTACTTAATAAGAAAGCATCGTACAATACTTCTCAATCACTAGTATACGGGTATCCAATGTCCAACGACAAGATTAAATGGGAATCTATTAAGTATTTAAAATCTTGGGTTTTTGAAATAAGAGAGAATAACGACGATAAGATTAAGAGAAATCTTGATTATATCAATGATAGATATTTACTTCAGCAATTAAAATCATTTAATATGAAAGGAAACTTTGATGGTGTAATGGCATTAGTTGGATGTGTAATAGGATTAAATGAATTATCATTTTATACTAAATCTGAAGTAGAGGTGGATAGACTATCTCAATTAGATAAAGATATACAAAAATTTATAACTAATAATGAAAGATTATTTAAGACAAAGGTTAAGTTATAAGGATAAGATTAAAGATGATTATAATTGGGCAAAGAAAGTAATAGATTCTATTCTCGTAGATACTTCTTCTAATATCGCCGTTACTAATGTTTCTGACTACAATAGAATGTTAGCTAACTATCAGTTTTATAATAACATTATAAATCAGAAAGATTTTGAAGCCGAATGTAATCCCCTAGGTCTTGACGTAACTGTTGGAGATGAGGTAAAACCTTACAATAAAACTCCAAATAAAATTAATGTGTTATTAACTGAGGAATCTAATAGACCTTTTGAGTTACGAGCACTATTAATAAATGATGAAGGTATTAAATCTAAACTGGCTTATAGAGATACATTACTAAAGCAGTTTATATTATCCAAGATTCAAGAAGCAATTAGTACAGTTGATAGTTCGTTTGATAAAGAACTAGTTGAACAAGCAATGCCTATTATGGATCCTTCAGAGATTTCTAAGTATATGTCAACTACTTATTTAACTCAGAAAGAGATTCTTGCTAATAAGATTCTAAATCACTACAAAAGATTACTAGATATTCCATCTATAAAGAATGAAACATTTAAGCATGCTTTACTTACTGCGTATGAAATTGCTTATATATACGAGGACAATAACATTCCTAAAATAAAGCCAATTAATCCGCTAGGATTTATACACATTAAATCCACCGAAACTAAGTATATTCAGGATGGTATAGCTGCTGGTTCTAAAACTTACATGCCTATATCTCAAGTAGTAGATGAGTTCCAAGAAGATTTATCTGAAGAAGATTTAAAAAGATTAGAAGATAAAAATATCTTTATGGGATCTGGTCCTAAGAATTATATGGAATATGATCACGTATCATTTTCATCTTACTACAACACTCCTTTAGATGGTCAATATTATCGTCGTAATAACCACGATTCTATAGTTGTACAGCACGTAGAATGGAAGTCACTTAAGAAGGTAGGATTCTTATCTTTTATTAATCAGTTCGGAGATGAAGAAACTGAAATGGTTTCTGAGGATTTTGTAATTCCTCCTGATGCTGTCAAGCGCAATTTAGATCAAGGATATGGTAAGAAGTTAGTGTTTTATTTTTGGGAAGAAAATGATATTAGATACTCATTACGTTGGTCATGGGTAGAGGAAGTTTGGGAAGGAACTAGAATAGGTGATAATATTTATACACGTATAGGACCTAAGAAACAACAGTTTAGATCTACTGATGATCCTTACACTGTGCGGTTAGGTTATCATGGTATAGTATACTCATCTACTAATGCTCCTGCAATATCTATTATGGATAGAATGAAACCTTTTGCGTATATGTATATGATAATTGTGCATAAACTTAAAAAGCTTATTGCGCAAGATAAAGGTCCCGTATTTCCGTTGGATACATCTATGATAGATCCTAAGATAGGATTAGAGAAAACTTTATTTTATCTTACTGAGATGAATATTGATTTCTATTCTTCTTTACAGAATGCACAAGAACCCGGAGCATCACAAAGAGCAGGTAAAGTTACTGGTAGAATAGACATGTCTACTACTAATAATATCATGAACTATATCCAGTTACTAGCTGCTATAGATCAACAAATCTCTGATATAGCTGGTATTCCTAAAGAAAGAGAAGGACAGATTCTACCTAATCAGGCTGTTACTAATGCACAGA